CTGACGTACAACAAGACGACTGTTTGGCTCCGAGTTCCTGCAAGTGCAACTAGCCACAAGATTCTTATGGTGCCTCGTGCTACACTGCCACATGGGATGGCGAAAGCCGCCACCCTTGAAGTCGAGATGGGACCCATCACGAACCGAGGTCTCGACGAAGACTTCATCCCCCTTAGCGGGTGGACAGCAGATATTGAGGTACTGAGAGTTGCCAGCTAACAGGAAGAGAAAGGGCAGCCGACAGGTATCGGTTAGCCAAGGACCACCAAGTGAACGCTTGGGACTCCCCAAGGTGTGGATCGGAAAAGCTCCCGCCAAGAAGGGGTCCCAGGCTTTCACTGCATGGGCACACGAGCAGTTCCTAGAGCTGCTGCGCCACGGGTACAACTTCACTCAGGCCGCAGAAGAGCTGGGCCTCACCACCAAGTGGTGGCAGAACCAGCCCAAGCGCCACCCTGAGTTCGTCAAGGAAGCGAGGGCTATCCGCTCCGGTGTCACGGACGGCACCACCACGACGTGGGAGTACCCCGACCTCTCCCAGATGACGTTCGGTGAGTTCGTCGCCAGGTACGCTGGCTTCGAGCTGGCTGAGCACCAGGTCCGAATCGCAGAGGCGCTCGAAGACCCCCTCGGCAAGATCGTCCTCGTGCTTGGGCATCCTGAGTCAGGGAAGTCCACGCTCATCTCACTGTGGTACCCGCTGTACCGCATTGCCCAGAACCCCGACGTGCGGATCGCACTCGTCACCAAGAACTCCACCAAGGCGCAGGACCTTCTCACTCGTGTCAAGCGGTACCTCACCGAGTCACAGCTCTACGATGATGCCGAGGGGAACCTCGTCACAGAGTTCAACGGTTGGAAGCCGGAGCGAGGCGCTGACCTGGAGTGGTCCCAAAACCAGTTCTTCGTCAAGCACCGCACCTCTGGTGAGCGTGATGCCACCGTCCAGGCTCTCGGTATCGGCAAGCAGATTTACGGCTCCCGGCTCGACTACCTGATCCTCGACGATGCCCTGGTTGGAGACAACCAGCAGACCGAGATCACCCGTAACCGGATCGACACCTGGTTCGATGGTGAGGCCAGGTCCCGTGCACAGAAGGGGCAGACCATCGTGAACGGTACCCGCCTCCTGCCGATGGACCTCTACGGTCAGTGGAAGAAGGCATGGAAGGGGCTGTTCCTGTTCCGGTCTGTCATCATCCCAGCCATGATCGACGAGTACACAGAAGACGAGCGTGTGAGCTGGCCTGAGTACTGGACGCTCGACGGCTACGATCTCTTCACCGAGGTCGATGGGGTCCAGCACCTCACCGGCTACCAGATGGGGATGCGAGACATCCGGGCCTCCATCACTGCCAAGGACGTGAACCGCTGGAAGCTCATCTACCAGCAGGAGGACGTGGAAGAAGACCAGGCGATCTTCACCAACAGGCACATCGAGCAGGCCCTCGAACTCGGGTCCACCCGACCCCTCGGCGTGGTGTACCCGCACGAGAAACTGATCCTCGGGATCGACCCGGCCACCACCGGTAGGGCCGCTGCCGTCCTACTCGCTGTGGACCCGATCACCCACGTTCGTACCGTCGTCGATCTGTTCGTCGGATCGGGCCTCGGGGCAACCGGTGTGAGACAACAGCTCATGTACCAGTTCTGGGAGAAGTACCGGGATCACGGGGTGGACATCACAGTGATCGAGACCAACTTCGCCAAGACCCTGCTCGGAGATGAGGGGCTTGTAGCTAGGGCACACGGAGCCAACACACAGCTTGTAGATCACCACACCACAGGTCGGGGCCACCGCAAGGGAAACAAGTGGGACGAAGAGTACGGTGTCGCCTCGATGTCGGAGCTGTTTGGTTCTGGCCTCATGGCATTCGCCAGTGGAGCACTCGGAGACCGAGAGAAGCTCCAGCCCCTCATCGACGACCTCATCGTGTTCCCCTGGTCCGACACACAGGACGGGGCTATCGCCCTGTGGGTAGCCAACGGGGAGGCGAACTCGCCCGTTCGTTCTAGTGTGGATCAAGATGACGTGATGCGGAGAAGGGGAGTACCCCCAATCGTTCAACAACGGCGGCGCAATCTGGTAAGCTCTAGGCAATGAGTATAGGACCATCTTCTGTAGACAGCTATGCGGGTAGCTATGTTCCGATCAACAGCCTTCGAGATCGAAGAGATTGGCTGATTGATAAGTGGTCGGGTCACAAGTCCCGTGTAGAGACTGTCACGAACGTATCAAATGGAGACTGGTGGGTTGAATGGCCCGACCTCTCCCAGACACCGGAAGCTCCGGCTATTTCCAACATGGTTGAGATGGGTATCAATCACTGGTCTTCAGTTGGTGGGGCAATCCTGCCACAGTTCCGTGTACCCCTGAACAAGTCTGCCGACAGGCGCAAGGAGAAGGCCTCCGCTCGGAAGAGGGAGCGCCGTATCCGTGAGCTGATGACCTCCTCCAACGCATCGGAACTCGCAGCCCTTGCGTGGGGAGACTACGCAGGAGCGGGGTCCGCTGTTCTGGGAGGCTGGGTCAACTTCGAGGAAAAGGACCCTGCGAAGCGCAACCCGTTCCTGCTCCGTTACGATCCTCGCCACACCTACCTCCTGAAGGACAACTTGGGTGCGGTCACTGAGCTGCTCGTCGCCCGCAAGATTGACGAGCTAGAGCTGAAGGCCATGTACCCAGAGTGGAAGGATGTCTTCGACTCTGCTGATGAGAACGACGTAGAGGAATGGTTCTGGTACATGCAGGACCGCATCATCTACGCCATCGTCGATGTTTCCAATGACGGGCGCAAGGTCAACCGTAATGTGGTCCTTGTGGATATGGAATGGGACCTCGGTATGGTCCCGGCCTGGGAGGTCATCCGACCCACCTTCGATGGTGAGCGTCGGGGTGTCTTCGATCAGACCATCCACATCCTCCGCACCATGCAGCGTCTCATGCTGATGACGATTATGAGCACGGAGGAACATGCGTTCCCGGCCATCGCCACCTACGATGCTGTGAACCCAGAGGACTTCGGACCAGCCGCAGTCATCCAGCTCCGCTCTTCAGAGGGCCGGGTCGAGCGACTTGGGCCTGCCCAGCACTTCGACGTGAAGGACCTGATCGCCCGGTTGGGCGAGTACGCAGGCCAACAGTCTGTGTTCCCGCAACAGCTCAGTGGTGAGCCTGGTGCTTCCATCGTGTCTGGTCGTGGCATCAACGCCTCGATGGGTGCGCTGGACGCACGCCTCGCTCTGGCCCACAAGCAGTTCGAGGTGGGCTTCGGCAAGGTCGCCGGGTTCCTGCTCGCTCTCGATGAGCAGTTCTGCTACGGCGAGAAGACCGTGGTCGGTGACTACCATGACACCAAGAAGGCTGAGGACTACGATCCGAGAAAGGACGTGGACGGCTACTGGCACGCTTCGGCTACCTACGGCATTGGCGCTGGTTCAGACCCCGCCAACATCGAGGTGCGCCTCAACATGAACCTGTCCTCGGGACTCATCTCCCGAGCGACAGCAAGAGACCAGCTCCCGTTCCTGGACGACTCAGAAGCCGAGACTCTACTCATCATGCGTGAAGCCATGCAGGATGCTGTGATCCAGGGTGTGATGGCGATGTCCTCTCAGGGTGATCCAACTCTGGCAGCCGAGGCACTCGACCTCATCAACAAGGAAGACACTGAGCTGGACGACGTGATCAAGGCTCTGGTTGAAGTCATCAAGGGACCTGAAGAACCAGCTCCCGAAGCGGCGGCACCACCGCCAGGTCCGGGCGGGCCACTCGAAGCTCTCCAAGGAGCGGAGTCTATGGCGAGGGGCGGCATCCCCGGTCAAGCTGAACAAGCGCCGCCTGCCGGGGGTCTTCCCCCGCTAGGTGCTATCCTTGGACAAGACAGCCGACAGATTTCGTAAGGAGGAACCATGACTGCATCACCATCAGAATCAATTGCTGCAATCGAACCTGGCTCTACTGAGTACGGAGATCGAGCAACGCTAGAAGCTGGCCTCACCGAATTGGGAGGCGGCGCTGGTGTTGGGCCTGGTGGGTCACCTGCTCCAGGAGCTACCCCACTGCCTGCGACTGGTGACCCGCTGGGCGAACTCATGGGTGGCGGCGTTCCTGGCAACCCAAACCTTCCGCTCACTGATGGACTGTCTGTGGGACCGGGAGCTGGTCCTGCTGTTGAAGACCCCATGCTGTCCACTAGAGCTGAGCGCATTCGTGTAATCGCTACCAGCGCCGAGTCGCCAATGTTGCGAGCTGCGGCGAGGGCACAGCTCCGTGCGATGGCAGGGGGATCAAGTGGGTAGACTCGAAGGTCTTGACAATGTAACTCGGTACGTCACTGAGATGAACTACGGTTTCATCGAGGACGAGCAGGACCTTGTGCGTAGAGACGTGTGGGGTCCCTTTGCCTGGAAGAGGTCAATGCCCATGCAGCAGTACGCTGCTGTGTCCACAGAGCCAGAGAAGTTCAGTGACATCTTCCGAGCCAGCTCGTCCAGAATCCCTGAGATTCTTGGCGACCTTGGCGGTAATCAGGATGCCCTGCCCGCTGGTGTAATGCAGGATTTTGCAGGTCAGGTGGACTTCTCTGAGGACAGTGCGAGTGTCACGAGGATCGCAAGAGAGGCGCTAACCAAGCATCAGGCAGACTTCCTGACCACCTTCGAGACGCTGTACTATCAGGAGCGTGGAGAGATCGACGCTGCCTGGTTCATGCAGTTCTCTGCCAACGACCTCATGCTGCTCGAAGGCGCAACCACCGGAGCAGAAGAGGCACTAGGCTCAGTCATCGCTGAGCTTGTGAACCGCACCGACCAGTTGGAGCAGACCCGCAGGGATCGTGTGAGGATCGAGACCATTGCAAAGGAGCGGTACGAGGCGCAGAGCCGTGGCCGTGGCTTGTGGAGCACCGTCACTCAGGCCAGCACAGCCATCTGGGGTTCCGTATTCAATCCCCTGGAAGCTGGCGCTGCTATCGTTATGGAGCTTGCAGGTCAGGATGGCGACTGGTCCTACCTAGAGGACGGTAGGTACGTCAACCAGGAACAATCTCGTGAGTTCTACTTCCCAGAGGAACAACAGGACCTCAGTGAGATCATCAAAGAGGAAGAGCTGAAGTTCTTTGGTCAGGGCGACAAACTCTACGAAGAGGAAATCGCTGAGTACATGGCTGCCGAGAAGCAGACCGTGCTGGAGACCAACGATGGCGTGATGCCAGAGGGTGGCCCTCAGTACCTTCGCAACAAGGAGCTGGTCGTTCGTCAGCAGCTCGCAGCGGGTATCCCAGCCAAGCAAGTACTGGATTCTTACGGCAGCTTTGAGAACTGGGTCAACCTTGAGCTTCAGACGCTCGGGGTTGTCACCGACGCTGCCCTCACCGTAGCCCTCGTACCGCTGTCTCAGTTTGAGGTTGTGGACTATGCGCTGGACTATGCGAGGGAGCAAGAAGAAGAGCGGCTAGAGCAGCTTCGGCTCAAGGTTGAAGAGGACCCAATCACTGCTGACCCGGACTTCCTGAGGAACGCAACTCGTGCCGATCTGAAGACGGTCTTCGATGCGATGCCTGCTGACAACCCTGAGGAGTATGACTTCTATGTGAAGATGGCTGGTGGCGACCTGATGGCTGCCTTCACCTTCTTCCAGGATGACGTGATCCAGGCACCGGAGGCTGAGCAGCAAATGGAGGCCTACTACAATCAGGCTGACCAGCAAGAAGCAGCGATGCTCAACGAGCTGGAAGAGGCAGACTTCCGTCCTTCCCATGCCGCATTGAACATTCTCTCCATGTACGGACGCAATGTACCTATGCGCCTCGCCACCGGCTTCACTGTTCTCCTGACTGACGGAGATGTCAGAGATGATCTCACACAAGGCAAGTTCATTGAGGCGTGGGATGAGATTGGTTCACAGGTGGAGCAGGCAGGATTCTCTCCTGCTCAGCATCTAGGTATTGACGGGTCCCTCGCTGGACTCACCCTCGACCTCGGAATGGGCATCGCCTTCGACCCGGCTACCTGGCTCTTCGGACCCAGGCTGGGCGGGGGTAT